TTTTCTTCTTTTTCTTTTTTATTATTTTTCTTTTTTCTTTTTCTTAGAAACCATTATTCCATTTCACAAATACTCATACGCATCGTTTTTAATAAAAATTGGGTTTTTTTGCTTTTTTTACATTTCTCTTGTTTTTCATATTTCTTTTTCCAATCTCCGTACCATTTGTACATACAATGTACATTTTGTAAAAATATCTGAGTATTGTAACGTTCTTCTATAAAGTTACAAAAACTGGATAAATTTCCCTTGGTCTTTTTAAACTGTAACAAAGATAAATTATTTTGATCACACCAGGTCAAAAAATCAGTTACATGATACAATAAAATAGTTGTAATTACATAATAGGAAAGAACATTAGAATCTTCTTTATACAATGTGTTTCTCTCTACTTCTGCGTTTGGCAAATATAAATCTTCATAAGTAAGTCCCATAAATGCCAATGTTTTCACCATTTGAAATATACTATATGTGCGCTCTAACTGTAATAAAAAAACACCATTTTCCAAAAATATTTTCTTGTTATTCTCTTGTCCCTCCTCCAAAAGTAAAAGATAATTACAAAAAACTACATTCAATATTTCAGCCCAAACTTCGGTATATGCCTCAAACAAATTTACTTTAGATTCCACTGGAAAAAGTGATAATAATCGGCGATGACATTCTTCCGTTGGCATATCCGAAAAATCCAAGGCCAAATTATGGAAAGTCTCATGCATTAATACCTTGAACCATTCTTCTTTTCGGAATATGACGATTTCTGAATCTGCAGGGCAAGTATAAGTAAATGCTGTATTCACGTGATTTTGTCCTAGTATTTGAATATTGCTTTGAGGAAGATTTTTTTGCAAGGAAGTATAATAAATATAAATAGTCATTTTATTTGCACATTTTTTTGAAGCATAATCATTTATAAAATAAAGCCATAAAAATATGTTTTCAACATAGCGATGAAATGTTTCTAGATGAAGCTCTACACTAGGATCTTCTACTACAAAATGGACATTGACTTCTCTTCCCAAGAGAGAAAAAGTATATGACAAATTATATTCGCTATGGGTTTCAATGTAACTACGGACCTCTTTAGGAAAACTATTTGCATTAAATTGATTAGGCATGATAATTTGTTTAACATTGGTAATTTTGCTAATTTGAAATTGAAAAAAGGAACCTTCTTTCCATTGTTTCATTACTAGATATTTAGAAGCGTCTTGTAATTCGTAAAAGAAACGCTCCAATATTTTCATTGTTTTTTTCTCTCGTGGATTGGTTAAAGAAATTGAATTAATTTGTTGACATTTACTTTTATATAAAAAATCCATAAGTAATTTACTTTGCTTTGTGATCTTCATAAATAAATATATTATATAAATAGAATAGTATTTATATAATAAAAGAGGTTTTTTATTTCCTTTGCTATATAAAATATTTTTTATTTTTATACAATATAATGAAAAAAGACTTGGAAAACGTGACGCCTGTATTTTCGGAGGATAAGATTAATAAAGAAGATGTATATTTTACACCGATTCAACAAGAAATATTACTAGATATTCCGTGTGAAGAATCTATACAGGAAAGTTCGTCTGATGTAAAAATAGATCCTGATTTGGTAGATCTGGAATATGGACCTGAAAACAAAGAGGTCTTAGAGCGTCAAGAAGAAATGAAAGAGGAATACGTTGTTTCTAGAGCGGAAGAGCCGAAGTTAGAAGAAGAAGAGCCCAAGGTGGAGGAAGAGCCCAAGGTGGAAGAGGAAAAGCCGAAGGTAGAAGAGCCCAAGGTGGAAGAGGAAAAGCCGAAGGTAGAAGAGTCCAAGGTAGAAGAGTCCAAGGTAGAAGAGTCCAAGGTAGAAGAGTCCAAGGTAGAAGAGGAAGAGCCAAAGGTGGAAGAAGAGTCCAAGGTGGAAGAGGAAGAGCCAAAGGTGGAAGAAGAGTCCAAGGTGGAAGAAGAGTCCAAGGTAGAAGAGTCCAAGGTAGAAGAGTCCAAGGTGGAAGAGGAAGAGCCAAAGGTGGAAGAAGAGTCCAAGGTAGAAGTAAAAGAAGAAAAATCCATTTACACCGAAAAAAATTTTGTTCGTGATGACACCTGTTCCTCCACTCCTGGAATATTTTCTTGGTTTTTTTCTTTATTCAAAAAAAAATAAATAATTATTGATTTTTCAATTTATTTTATTTTACAGATAAAAAATACAATAAATAATAACATTAAAAATTGCATAATTAACGTAATTTTTCTCTCAATAACATCCACGTCTCCGCCAATTCCGGATCTTTGGATTTCCGATAATGATACAATTTTGCATTCTTTGTTTCCAACAAAACACGCCGCATTTCTTCATTTTGGGTAAATTTTGCCTCCAATCCATCATGCAATGTCTTCTCCTTTTTTTTCCCACTTAGATCGCCATCTAGAAACACTTCTTTGGGTCGGATAAGTTCACCCTTCCACTTCCCACTTGTAGATGCAGCAGCTTTTGCTAATTCAGGATCCCTAGATAATTTTGTCCCTGATTCTGCTGTAAAGGACAAATAAAATTCAGGTGAATCGCGAAATTTAGATGCCTGATAATAATGTTCTACACTATTCCACTGATGCCCGTCTAATACAAAAGGAGAAAGCCAAGTATTGTCCAATTTTCGTCGCCAATGTTTAATAGAAGCCAATGCAGAAAAATTACGCAATTGTTCTTTGGGTAATTTCTCATGGGCGCCCTTCCCTGGTATGGCATCCGCACTAGATTTATAAAACATAAATTGAATATCATCCTCATATAACCCGCGAATTTTTGCCTCCGACAATTCTTCAAATTTCGGCGCCGCATGGAACGTAGAATCTAGGTTTAATTCTTGTTTCCATTTTACAAAATCTGGAATCAAGGAAAACAATCCAGCATTACGTTCCATACATTTTTCCACCACTTTTTTTTTTATATCATATGGCAATTCGCGAAATGTAAATATTTGTCTTTTTTTGTATCCAACCAGCTTGTAATGGTAACCATTAAAATCTAATATCAAATAATAATCAGGACGGAATTCTCCTTGCTGTTCTAAAATACGATCATTAGATTGCCCACAAACAACCACGTTATTTTTATCTTCTGCGCGCCATGCTTCATTAGATAACAAAATAAATTTGATGCGCAACAATCTCTCCAATGTGGAAAGTGCCCACGTTTCCCCCCAAAATTCACATGAAGTAATCCGTTTTTTAAATTCTTTTAGTGAAGATATATTTTTCATATAATCATATTCAGCCGCAATTTGTTGAGACATTTTTCTCTCGGCAATCACGTGCTCCCTCTGTTCAGAAATTAGTTTTGCCGCTTCTATAAACTGCTTTTTTTCATTACGATCCAATGTGTCTTGAAATCGTTTCCGCTGTTTTTCATATTCAATCTCTAATTGCTTTATTATTTCCGTATCCTTTAAAACCGCAGCTTTTGCTTGATCATATTGTTCTTTATAATTTAAAAAGAGTTCCTCGGTTGCTTCTTCCGCCAATTTATTTCGTAATTTTTGAACTGTAGTTTGCTGTCCAATTTGCGCAAATGCATCGCGAATAGTCGCAAAAAGACAATCTCCGGAACCCTCATTATCCACTAAATAATAATTTGGATTTTCCATAAATGTTTTTACCCAAATTTCATCTTTTTTAAATTCATATTTTTCGCGTTGTTTTTTCGCATCCATTTTTGTCTCTTCTTTCAAACGCGGCGGCATAGGAATTCCTGTCGTCAATACGAAAATATCGTGACGAAACTCAGGTATTTCTTCCGGAAGCATCGGCTCATCTTCTCCTATTGATTTTTTATTCTTTTGATTGGGTTTTATGAGCTGATCTTGTTCCTTCACGGTTGATTCTTTTACATACGTGTCCACATCTACATCTTCTGGAGGAGCCATGCGCAAGTCCTCCAACATTTGTTTGGTTACAAATGAATATAACAAAGGCTCCCCCATTTTTTCCACTTCTAGATTAGATTCATCATCTAAATATTCTAATTGATCCGTAGCTTGTATTTCATAGACGCCAATTTGTATTACTGTTTGATCTGATTTCACTAAATAAATCGGAAAATAAAATATATTCTTTTCTTCAAATGTATTTTTTGCCGCACCCACAGCAATAATAATATGAATCCCCTTTACCTCTATTTCGTATAAATCTGCCTCTTTTTTACTATCCTCGGTATCAATACTTTTTCTTTCTGTATAATGAATGCTGCTATCTAATTTACTTACCACCATTAATATATAGTTTTTTAATATTTTATATTCTTTGCAATACAAAATATTTACTGTTTAATTTCTATTTCTATTGCTATTTTCTAGATATGATACGATGTAATGCGTTAAGCGGTGGGCCATACAATATATTTCTTCATAAATTTATCTTTCCGCAGGAACTCCATTGCTTCCCATGCCAACTTTCTTCGCTCAACCAACTCAAAATTACCTGGCTCATTCTCAAAAAAAATCAAATGCTGTATAATTTCGTGTTTCTTTAACTGCTTGACATTAAAACGTTTTCCCTTGAAAATTTCATAATAATCACAAATCATCAATAATTGTTTTACTGTATAATTTATTTCATAATCTGCCATCTCTTTCCACATTGGTGACCAGGAACCATCTTGATGGTTTTCACTATGTATAGATGTTATAATTGTTTTATCCGCATTTGCATTCGTTGCTATTTCTATTTTTTCAAATTTTTCCATTAATTTTTCTAACATAAATTCTTGTTCTTCTGCTTTTTGTGTATGTTCTAATTCATCAATTTTTAAAATTGTTTCTCTTTCCATTTCAAAAATTGAAAGTTTATTGTTTTAATAATATTCAATACAACTTTATTTTTATATATCTTTTTTCATAAAGACATCAAGTTCATTTTCATCTTTACTTACTAGTTATTATTTATCTACCTGTCCAAATTTTTATAAGTGGTAAATGGGCGCATTTGTCTAACTCACTAAATTTCGTATTCCAAATACAATACTTATGAATATTTCCAAATAATGTTTCTTTTGGATGTTCTTTCTGCAACAAACAACCAATTACTCTCTCAAACGAACAGCGATTGTATCTTGATACAACGAAATCTAAAAGTTTGCTAATGTCATATTTATTGTTTATATGTTCCAAATACGCGTGAGTAATAATAGTCATTCCACCAAAACATCCTTTCCATTTTGTTTTATCTTTATAAAAATCTAGTAATTCTGCATCATTAAATATTTCTATCATTTTTGTTTCATCTTCTATTTGATCCCAATGATGTTCAAAATCCCACAAGAGTTTATATTTATTTACACTAAAATCTATATATTTATTTACAAATACTGAATCATGAATTATTACTGCTGTATCAAATAATTTATTTTGTAAGTAATAGTAATAAGGCAATAATTCACCTCTTTTGGGATATTCACTATTTATAATCAATGTTTTATACAATTTTTCATTTGTTACAAATTTGTAATC